TTCTTTTAATCTGTCTCCCCACTGAGAAAGAGCCGTTTCTCCTTCATGTATGATTTGAAGGCGGTCATTAAGACCTTTCTTTGGTGCTTCTTTAATTGCCTGTGCCTGTGCAAGCAGAATATCTAAAAGTCCAGACTGTGCAATTTCGGGGTCGCTTTGTGCGAGTTTGATTTTGTCTTGAACGGCTTGTCCTAGACCTTTCAGTTTAATGTCGGCTCTTTCAGAGTTCGCCAGATTCTCGTTATATTTTGCAATTCCTTCACCTATGTCTTTCCCTAAGTTTCCTAGGGCGTTGGCTGTCATTTCAGCCATCTTGCCAGATGCCGCTACTAGATTCCCAGTAGAAGCCTCAATGCCGCTTTGATATCTTTGAAATGGAGAAGCCATAAATTTTATTAGTCAGGAGAACCAAATTTTGCCTTACCAAAACTGCCAATCATGTTCATAAAGCCAGCCTTTAAACCAGTGGCATTTTGAGCACTTGCAATCTGAGCATCCATAGCCTCCTTGCGGTTAGCAGTGATAAGTTGGGCGTTATACTGAGATTCGGGTTGGAAGATTTGAGCACCAAGGCCTTGCGACATATTAAAGGCTGTGCCATACATATTAGCAGGAGAATAAGCATTAGCCTGTGTCAGCATCTGGTTGCCGTACATACCGATAGCCTGTCCAAAGTTTTGCTGACCAACGCCATACATAGAACCAGCGAATTGTCTGGCTCTGTCTTCTCTGGCTTGACCCATTTGATAATTGTTAAGAACTTCTTGGGCGATTGCTTGGTTTCCAGAAAGACCCCTAGCCGCCATAGCCTGTCTAGCCGACTGTTGGGCAAACTTTTCCATTTCTGGGGTGAGTGCTCTCCCAGCCTGTAAGTCAGCCATTGCACTTCTGTTCATCTGGTCATAAAGACCCATAGACTCGCCACCCATGCCTTGACGGTATGCTTGCATGGACTGTTCTCCAATTTGTCCATAGACGGGAGCCATAGCGTTTGCATACTGACTAGAGAGTTCAGCGGAACGGGGGATGGCTTTTCCGTAGGAATCCATCTGGTATTGCAACTGCGTGTCCATCATTCCTTGCTGGAGTTTCTGGTATAGTGGCAGATATTGTTGCTCAAGGGCTAACAGACGAGGCTGGATGGCCTCTTGTGCAGACATCGCATCTTGCATTTCCTGCATATAACTTCTTGGTGCTGGTGCTCTAACTTTTGAACTTCCCATGTTTATAAAAGGTTGATATATTGATTGGTTATTTCTTTTTGTTCACCGAACCGCAAAGCCCACTTTTTACAGCAGTCCCAATGCGGGTATCGGATTTTAAATTGTTTTACAAGGCTTTTCGTAGACTCTGAATCGAGCGAAATCATATCCATAATACACAGAGCGTATAAATGCTCTTTGTCTCTGGCTATCTTGTAGTTAAATGTTGTTAAGGCATCATCGCTAGAGGTGTCCTTAACAGGGTAGACGATGGCAATACCGCTGATTTCCTGTCCGTTCTGGACTAGCAAGAGGTAGTCATGTGTGAACGCCCACTTTAGATAAGTCTCCGTGGTGATATCATCAAAACCAAAAGCCTCTCCACGCCCCTTGCTACGGTGCTGTGAAACGAAAGACTTGAGGTTAGAGAGGAGCATTAAGCAATCTTGTAGCGTCTGATGATTCGGGTAGCACCACCGCCGTGGCAGACGATGGCTTGGTCTGTAGCAGAACCAAGACCGCAAGCAGACTTAAAGGCATAGTTATAAGTCACAGGACTAGCCGTGCTGTTAGTCAAGATTTCAACATTACAAAGCGGTGTGTTTGTATAGATGTACGGGGATTGAATAGAGTTAAAAATTTGAGTCCAAGCACCACCACCGACATTACGGATTATTCCGACAGCAAAAGCGTCATCTGTACCTTTCATCGAAGACCAGTTCCAAGTAATCTCCCACATCTCTCCAGCGGGAATAGTATGCGATTCCTTCCAATGAACGCCCCCGCCAGCACCTGTCACATCTCCACCAGCAACAGCCCATCCGTCCGCAAGCGAAGCAAGTCTGATGTTGTTAAAGATATCAACATACCCAGCGATTGTTGTGATAAGCGTGGCGGTCACTTGGTATAAGCCAAAGATAGGCGTGGACTTATACTGGAGCGTACCCGTGAAGTTCGCTATGCCTGTGTTTGTGAAGTTGCCGTTAGCATTGACATTGCCAGTAAGAGTGGATGTGCCAGTAACAGCCAGATTGCCACCAACGGTGTTATTGCCAGCGGAGGTAATTACGCCTGTGGAATTGATGCTGTTAGCCTCAAACGCACCATTGATATCAACCTTTTGACCAGCCGCAGGATTAAGGGCTAGGTCAACTCCAGCACCGCCAGTAATGGACGATGTGGTGACAGGAAGATTGGAGTTCAAGAAGTCACCGACTGTGGCTTTCTTAAGCGTACCAGCGTCATTGACGATAGTGCTGTCGGTAGCCTCAAGGGTGTTAGCCGTGATGCTAGGCTGGTTCGTAATAGCCCCGACAAGAAGCACGGAGGAATCTACGAGTTGGTTCAGACGAGCACCAGTCACCTGTTGTCCGTCCACGAAAGTATCGCCTTTGGAAATTTGAGCCATTGTTATGTTTTAGAAGTGTTGGTTTGTTTCTGTCCTGTAGCGTAGATATACGCAGAACGAATAGAAGGTCTGAGATTGACGGAAGTGTACTGAAGTTGGATGCCCGTGCCTATCTTGCGGACACCTACTCGTCTTGCGGAGTCTTCCGTGAACTGAGCACCGAAAGTGTCCACCACAGCGGTTATGTCTGGGTTGAAGACTTCAGCGACTGTCTCTATCTGAGAACCAGCGTCAGAAACCATTTCCGTCTCTGCGGTGCTGAACCTCTTGTCACCGATGCTGTTGAAGGAATAACGCCTTGTCTTCAAGACAGCGGTTATCTGAACAGGGGTGAACGACAGAGGGGAAAGGGTGGCAGGAAGGTAAAACGGAAGAAGGGGCGTACCGATAGATGTGCCATATTCATCCCAATTCAGTTGCTCCATAAGGAACAAGCCTTGGTCTGTATCGACACCGTACATACGCCTCTGGTTATCCTTCTTGGCAATCACGAAGTCAAACACATCGAACCCAGCAGGGTAGGTATCAACGGACTCCCATTGCTTCAGAATAAAATTATATACAAGGATAGCGTTGTTATCAACAGAGTTATCCAGAGGGACGGCAAGATAGTATCTGTTATTCCAATAGGTAGCGACAGCACGATGAGCGAAATTGCGATTGATTCGTTGGATGACATCATCAATAGGGGCTGAAATAGGGTCAGCCATCGTGAGCAACTTCATCGACTCAGCGGAGGCTGGTTGAGGTTGCAGGAAGTAAACACCGTTGTCCGACAGGAAGAACACGCCACCGCCAGCCTGTACGACAGACTTTCTGGCAGAGCAACCGATATCCGTGGCAAGCGTCTTGATGAACGATGTGGCAGACAGACCGTCGCCAGAGGAATACCTGTCATTGCCGACATTGACGTAGAAGATGCTGTTACGCATGAATACCAAGAACTCATTCAGAGTCCAAGGTGCGATTCCTACAACTTGGTCGTTGCTTCCGTTGTTTATCGTAAACGCATCAACAGCATCCCAATGCTGGAAATCAAGGAAGTTGCTGACCGAAACTGTGTCAAAGTTTCTAAGCGTGTTAGTCTCAGCGTGGTACTTGCCTTGCACAATCATACGATTGGCATAGTAGAGCATCCCTGCACAATTGGGGAACTGGTGTCCAGAAGAGGGGGTTGTTGGCAAAGCGATAATGGTGACATTTAAATCCCATATTAGAGGACGCTTGCTCCAACCACGGCTAATGTAAACATGGTCAACGGCAGTAACGACATCACAGCCGTCTTGGGTAGTAATGGTCTCGCCAGCAGGGAAATTAACCTTAGCCGACAGGGTTTCCGTCTGAGGATTATACGAATATAAACCGTCAGTAACTACGCAGATGATAATTTCCTGCCCTGTGGAATTTATGTATGTGCCGACACCGTAGATGGTCTGACCGACCAGAGCACCGATGGTCTTTCGTTGCATACCCTTGCGGACTGTAGCAACACCTCTGTCTAATCTAAAATTCTGAGAACGACTGACGATACCTTGGGGCAAAGCAC